CCGGTGACGATGGTTGGAGTCACGAAATCTTTAGGCAGCTTCGGCATCTTCTTCGCCTTGGTCAAGCGGTCGATGATGCGGGCAACAAGAGGAAGCTGAAACTCTTGGGAAAGAATGGAGTAGATACCTCCAAGTTGTCGCTCAATGCTTTGAGTAACCAGACGGACTTCTTCCGCTGTTACTCGCTCTGCGTTGCGAATCGTTGCTTCCGTAAGCAAGAACGCATAGCTGAGGCGCTCGTTGATCATTCCCATGGTCTGAAGCGCGACTTGTAGATCACCTCCCTTATTGGCTTGAAGAACGGTCACATCTGCCGCATTACCTTCGCGAATAGCCCCGTTGGGTGCTTGTGCAAGAGTCTTCGCCCGAGTCGTTCCAGTTGGATTGACAAGAAAGAGAAGCTTGGTGCAAGCCGCTGCTGCCTCCACAATGCTCTTTGACAGGCTCTCCAGAGAGATCAGATCTCCAAGGTACTGTTCGACATAAGACCGCCCATAGTCTTCTCCGTCCACACGATTCATACGGAGAGCTAGGAAGGGCGATTGTTCTGCCGAATACAGGCCATAAGAGTCTGGGATGATCTCGCCAGCCACCTCTTGATACACCTCTATTTTGCCTCCATCAATTTGATGGCAGCAGGTGTAGATGTCTACATCACCAGAATGTCCGTCCATGGTGGCTCGTACAAAGGGCTGAATTGCATCAGGGAGAACAGATGGATCCACGCTCTCCTTGATGATGATCATCTTTGCATGACCCATGGGATCCCGCTTGACCACAAATCGATCAAGCTTAAGCACACGCATTGGGCCGTTGTCTGGGAAGTAGATGACTACTGAACCGCAAACAATCAGTTGCTTGAGAGCCTCAAACAAGGCACTACGGATGCCCAGTCCCTCAATTTCCTTCTGGATCCGCCGCTCCATCTCCGAAAGACTTGTCTCTACTTCCCCCTTGGCATTCGGCGAAAGAGCCTGAAGCTTGTTCTGTGCCTTGGAATCAAGGACGAATCGGAAGAAGGGTGCGTTAGGGGGAAGTAGAGACAGTAGCAGGGCAGAGGCGAGGTTGTTAACTCCACGAGCACCTACGGATTGATACGGAGTAGGGAGCCTCTGTGCAGAGTTGTCCCCAGCATCCGTCATCAGATGAGGAAGAGTAAGACGAGCACAGTCACGAGCGCGTAGCAGATACGAATCACGCTCTGACTCAAGCTTCATGTACTTTGACTTTGCAGTAATCATGTTAGGCCCCCGGAACATTTACTGAAGTCTGCGGAATAGTCAAAGCCCGCTTCCCCTTCTTCTGGTAGTTGGTCATTGAACTTCCGCCAGCGGGAGCAGGGGTGCTCTGCAACATCGAAGGAGCGATTGAGATCTGCGGAGCAGGGGGAAGCATTACCTGTGGCTGCTGGGGCGCGGTGTAGTTTTTACCACCTAAGCACATTAAAACACCTCATTCTGTTCGTTAAAGATTTGGCGTAGCGTTCGGACAAGGGACCTCTGCCCTGCGTAATGGAAGATCTCACGCTCAGATTGCTGTAGATCAGGACACATCTCTGGGATTACCCGCTCAAGATGCGTCAAAAGATCTATGTCAATATGCGGAAATTCTTGGTCCTTAAATCCATCCATTAGAGGAGTACCTCAGTTTCCTTGCGGTCCTTGTGCATGGCATAGAAGATCACTGAGTAGTTGATCAGATCAAGCACCGTGTCCAGCACCTTCTCATCGGCTACTTCAAACTTCAGGCTTGAATCAGCAAGGGTGTGCAGACGGGAGATCTTGTCACTCATGCGAACAAGGATCCCAGTTTCCGCCTTACAGAGGTTCAACTCCTCACACTTCTGGAAGTTCATGAAGGCGTTGTTTGTGTCTTGCCCTCCGCTGTAGTCATGATTCTTTCGACGGCTGAGGTTACGGGCATCGTTACAGAGTTGACCGTGGATTTCCATCAACTGCTCGCGGGTGGTTGCCATAGCTTGACTTCCTTTGTGTCAAAATTGTATTCTCCATTATGCAGAATACGAGCCATCTGTGCTTGGATGAGAGCAAACTCTGCTGTGAATCCGTTTGCGATGTAAGCGTCCTCTACGGTCTTCCAACTGACTCCGTTCTTAGTCAGGAGCTTCTCAGCAGTAACAGGACCAACACCCTCTAAGCCGGGGTATCCATCGGTCTTGTCCCCAATAAGAGTCTGCATGAGCCAGTACTTTGTAGCCTCAGTCTCAGTAATGAGACTAAAGGCTTCAGTGTCTGGGTTAAACAACCATCCGGGAATGGTCTTGAAGTCCTTGTCGATGGAGATGCTGAGGGATGATTGTCCCTTTGACTGAGCCCGTGTATGCATGATCCCAATGAGATCATCGGCCTCAAGGCGTTCCTCAATCACACAGGCGTAGGTTCCATACAGAAGATCCCTGAGAGCCTTGTAACCCGCTGGCTTACGGACCTTCTTTCGATGGGCTTTGTACTGGGGGTAAACCTCCTTACGGTAGTTACCTGATCCTGTGAAGTACAAAGTAAGACTGCCTTTGGTCATAGCCTTGTACTTATCCATGGTGTTCTTAGCCATGCCCAAAGCCTCATTGATGTTGCAGAACACAATGTCCAGATCATCATCAAAGCGAGCACAGTACTCACACGCCGAGCAGATGCCGTAGATAAGGATATCGCCATCAATATGCACCTCATCAAAGGATGCAGGAAGTAAGTCAATCTTCAAAGTTTGCCTCCGCTAGCTTCTTAGCCATTTTAAGTAGCCCGTAGATCTCGTGGATCGGAGCGTTGGTAGCACATCGGTAATCGTCACGAACATTGGTTGTCTGCTGGTAACCAATGAAGAACATGGAGTCGAATCGTTTCTGCAACTCCGTCAGTAGATCTTCGGTGGACACCAACTCAAGATGTGCAGCGTTGTCAGGTTCGTTCATTAGTGAGTTTCCGCCCAGTTCTTCCCAACGCGGTATTCGCCATCGAGTGGACATCGGAATCCGTACTCAGCTCCTGCCTTCTGGATTGCCTTCACCATGATCTTACCAGCCTCATCAGCATTGGAAGAAGCACACATCAGTTGATACTCATCGTGTACTGATGCCACCTGCTGCACCAAGATGTTGCGTTCGGCGTACTCCCTGTGGGCAATGATGCAAGCCTTCTTCATCACAACAGCACCAGCACTCTGGAGTAGCGTGTTCAACGCTGCGTGAGCACTGCGAATGATGAGAGGCCGTCCATCGATGCCTTTGAGCTTCCCCTTCGTAGCCACAACACGCTCGACATCATCCTTGAGCTTCTGGAATGCAGGGACAGCCGCATAGAAGTTAGCCCGGCTCTTCTTCCCCTTCTTCGGATCACCACCAAGCACGAAGCCTAGCTTGGGATCTCCAGCACCGTAGATAAGGGCGTAGATGCCCCCCTTAGCCTGATTGCGGGCTGTCTTGTGCGTTGGGTTGGCTTTGTCCTGCGGCTGCTGTGGAGCCAAGCCAAACGCCTTAGCGTTCTCCCAGTGGATGTCACAAGACAGGATCTTCTTGGCGTAGGCAGCACCGTCATACTTACCCAAGAAATGGGCAAGGCAACGGAGCTCAAGACCCGAAGCATCCACACCCACCAGAACCATGCCCCTAGCAGCAATGAATAGAGAGCGGTACGCAGGGTCAGTTGGAACCTGAGCCATGTTGGGGAAGCTGTGGGTGCAGCGCCCTGTGACTGCTCCGTTGGTATTGACCCGTCCATGCAGTCTTCCGTTCTTCTGTAGCTTGAGCCAAGCGTTGTCTCCATCAGCCAGCTGACCAAGTCTCTTAATACAAGTCAGGTAGTTGACTAGGAACTTTGCTTCTGGGTAGTCGAGTGATACCAGTACAGATTCATCAACACGAGCACGACCATCTGATGTCATCTCCTCTGGAACCCATCCATACTTCTCAATCAAGCGATCAGCAATCTGCATCCTACTGCCGGGATTGAATGGCTCAATCTTGTCCTTCATGTTCTTACCAGTCTTCTCACTCACACGCTTGATGACCTTGTCAGGGAAGATCTCATGCATCTGCGCTTCAATTGCCAGCTTCTCCTTGAGCAGTGATGCATGAAGAACCTCAGCAGCAGGAACATCAAAGGGGAAGCCAATACGCTCCTGCACTCTGATGATCTGGGCAAAGCCGTGCTCAACCTCTACTGACTCTTCAGCAATGCTGTCGAGATCGAGATCGTGGAACAGGCACACAGTGACTGCCACATCCCTCTTGCAGTACTCCAACATCTCCGCAGAGAACTCGTTGAAGCTTGGGGCCTCGCCCTTGTGCATCCGCAAGCGGTGACCCCAAGCCTTGAGGCTGTGTGATCCCACCATCTCCTTTGGGAAGCCCGCATTCAGTGAACCAAAGTCATCGTTGCGTAGGTCTGGATACCTGAGTCTAGAAAGAATCAAAGTATCGATGACCCTGCACTTTGGCGTGAAGCCAATCAACTTGGTCAGTGCGGGAAGATCAAAGGCCATGATGTTGTGGCCGATCAACTCAGTTGCTTTACCAGCTAGGTCTTTGAACTCCGT